CTAGTACCGGAGCTTTGCCACGGCGCCATCGTCGCCCTCGGGCGTCAGGTGGGCATAGAACTTTTCGGTCGTGGCGTAATCAGCGTGCCCGGCCAGTATCTGCACCCTTCGCAACGGAACTCCGGCCATCACCATGTGCGCGCAGAAGGTGTGCCGTAGCCGGTGTAGGCTGCCGCCGATCCCAGCCCGCTTAGCATCGGATGCGAACCAGTCAGACACGGTGTCCTTGTGCACGGCCACCAGCGGATCGGGAAGGTGGCGCAGCGCCCAGCGCGCATACCGGTTGAGCGGCACCTCGCGCCATTTGCCCGACTTCGTGCGGCCCTGGCCATCTTCGCCTGGCTCGCTCTCGACCCTGAGCCTGCTCCCTGCCACCGAATCTTTGCCCAGTCCAACCAGCTCACCGCGGCGCAGACCCGTGTGGGCCATGAATAGCCACAGGGGTGCCCGGGCGGGGTTCGCCCGGTACAGCTTGCGCATCGCGGTCCGGTCGTAGAACCGCACCGCCACGCTACGAACGCCCCGCGGTGCCCGGGTTTCCTCCAGCGGGTTGAAGTCCAGTTCTTTCCACTGCACCCCACGCCGGAACGCGGCCTGCAGCCTGCGCACTTCCTTCCCCACAGTCTCCGGTGAAACCCTGTCCTTGGTCAGGCGGTCCGTCTTGTAGGCCTCCATTTCCATCGGACGCAGCGTATCGATGGGGCGATGGCCGAAGCGGGCCATAAACAACCGAACCTCGCTCTTGGCCTTGCCGTGCGTGGTGGGATGCTCGGCCTTGTACCACTCCAGGTACGGCTCCAGGAAGTCGCGGACCGTGGGGAGCCGGGGAAGGATGCGCACTCCATGGGTCAGTTCCGCTTCTTTCGCTGCTCGTACGCCCTCAGCCTCGCGTGGGCTGACGCGACCAATGGCGACACGGCTTCGCTTGCCGCCTTCCCGCCAGTTGAGGTACGCGGCGCCATCGCGCCAGAAGACTGTGACCTTGACCATTGCTTCGAGCCGTAGATTGCAGAGTAGAGGGCAGCCTTCTCGTAGAGCTTCTTGCCCATGAAATTTCGTGGTTCGATGCCGTAGTCGGCGATGTTCGAATCGAACTGGCTTCGTGATACGCCGCAGTAGTGCGCGGCCTCGTCCACGGTCAGCCAGTCCTTTCCGACGATGTCCAGCTTTTCAGCAGCTCCCATCGGGTCCTCCTTCAGTTCGCCGCCAGCGCCGCGCGCTGGGTTTCGGGTTTGCGCTGGGCTAGGCCGAGCTGGAACTGCAGAACGTTGTCGCCCGCCTCAGGCACCGCTGCGGGCCGCGCGCTGCGGGCCGGCCGGTTGAGCCGGCGCCATGCCGCAATGGCTGCGTCGGGGTCCGCATGCTTGATGGTCGACCTGCAGGCGCACTCGACCACGTGGCCACCGCCGGCGGACGCGCAGCGCTTGTCGTGGATGTGGCGCGCGCGGTGGCCGGCGGCGCAGTTCGGCAACCCTTCCGGGTGGCTGATATGTTCCTGGGTCATGGCTTCTTGCACTCCTAGATGTGGGCGACCAGCTTTTCCAGCAGGAAGGCGGCTTGCTCGGCCCTCCTGCGGCGTTCGTACGGGTTGAGGTTCGGACGGGCATCCCTGAGCCATTCCAGCGGCTCGACCAGCCACTGCGGGTCGAACGGGAGCAGGGTGCGCGGGTCGACCTTCTTGTCGGGCGGGAAGCAGTCCGGGCCGGCCCAGTCCTCGCTCTCGCCGCAGCGGACGCACACGCGCCGTTGGAAGTCGTGGACCTTTTCGGGCTGGATTACGCGCGGGGTCTCGAACAGGGCGCGGACAACGAGGCCGCGCTGGTGCCCGCCGTAGACGTGGCCGGCGTCGGCTTGGATCCAGCAGCCCGGGCTGTGATCGTCCTTGTGGCGGTACTCCCAGCGCACCGGCTGTGCGGTGTAGAGCGCAGTCGTCAGGGTGTCGGCCCAAGCGCGCACCTGGTTGGCGGCAACGCCGCCGCCGGCGGGATCGACGCGCCGCATGGCAGAGACGACCGCTGCGACAGGCGACGATGCCTTGGTGGCCTCGACAACGGTGGCCGGGGAAACGGGCAGTGGTGCGGTCATGCAATGGCTCCAAGGGCAAGGCCCGGCTGTGCAACGCGGATGCGCGCTTCGGCGATCGCGGCATAGATGGGGTCTTCATCGATGCCGACGAACTGGAAGCCTTCGAGCACTGCGGCTTTGCCGGTGCTGCCGCTTCCCATGAACGGGTCCAGCACCAGGCCACCGGCTGGGGTGACGAGCCGACACAGGTAGCGCATGAGGTCGGTCGGCTTGACGGTAGGGTGGTTGTTCGCCCGCGGGACAACCTGATAACCCTCGTCGCGGCGCGTCATATGCTGCCCGCTGGTGTTAGACATCATGCCGGCGGCCGACTTCTTAAATCCCTCCAGGCCAGCATCGCGGTCTTCCTTGCTGGCCTTGGCGCAGTAGAAGAAGCGTGCCGCGCTGCCGCTATCAGCCCGAGCGATTGCGTCGCGCGCGGCTCCCATGTCGCCATAGATGCCGAGCGACACCCGATCACGGGAGTGGCCTCGGAGGTCACCCTGCTGGCCCGGTGCATCTGGGAACGTCGCAAGAACGTCCTCGCTGCCGTCGTGGATCAGGTTGGCCGGCCAGCGGCCGCCCTCGCTGAACTTGGCTCCGACACCGCAGTCTTCCGTGTTGAGTGCGCCGGTTCCATGCTTACGCCAGTTCGCCTCCACAGTGCCAACCAGCGGCTTGCGGGCTACGGTGATCGGCTCGAGTGCGGGCTTCAGGGCGGTTCCACCCCAAGCACCGTTGTGCGACTTCGGGAAGCCGCTGCCATAGACCCACGCGATCATGTCGCGGATCTCGAAGCCAGCATCCTCGATGCGCACGGCCATGCGATGCTGCGTGCGGGTGCCGGCGAACGCCAGCAGGTGGCCGCCCGGCTTCAACACGCGCAGGCATTCGGCCCATATCTCGGTGCTGGGTACGTCATAATCCCAGCGCTTGCCCATGAACGACAGGCCGTAGGGTGGATCGGTCACGACGGCATCGACCGAGTTGTCGGCCATGCCGCGCATCACGTCCAGGCAGTCTCCAATGTGAATCATGCGAACAGGTCCAGTTGGGCCGGCAGTGCCGGCGGCGAGGGTGGAGCGGCGACGGCCAAGGACGCGGGCCTTACGCGGATCAGGCACTCCCCCTCGCCTCGCATCTGCCACGGTCTGCCGGCAATGGGCACAAGGTCGTGGTAGCCACCACCACCGCCCACGCGGTCCTTGACCTTCACCTGGTAGTAGTCGCGACCACCGAACTGCTTGTGGTGGCCAGCGCGTGGCCGCACCGAAACGACAGTGAAAATCGGGATCAAACGATGCCACTCACTGGCCCTCACCTCGTCTTCGTAGTGCCACGAGCCATCCAGATGGCGGTCCATCGAGATAACCTGGTCGCCCACTTTGAATGGCTCCAAGCTCTCGACGTCGCCGTGCGCAGACTTGTGGATCGGAGGGAAGAAATCGCGGATGGCGAAGAAAAGCCCGCGGCCGTTCGCATCTGTGAACTCGGCAATGGGGAAGTAGGCAAGGGCGATGCCGCCTTCCCGCAGCAGGTAGAAGGCGGAGCCACACGGGGTCGGCCCGGCGGCCTCGTGCTTCCGCAGCGACTGGCGCGACCAGCCGCTTTCCAGAAGGTCCAGGACGACGCGCTCTGCGAGATCCATTCCGATCTCCCGGTGCATCACCCGATCGCGTTGTGCCTCAGCCATGAGCGCACCTCCGCCAGCACCAGCGCAGCCCTGCGCGCGCGGCGCGGCATGCGCGGCTGATCGCCCACAGGGTGGCGATGCCGGCCGCAAACCCGGCCAGGGCGAACACGTGGACCATTGCAGCGGTGAGCAGCTGGTCAGCCATGGGCGGGCTCCTTTCCCTCAGCCAACCTGATTGCCTCGCGCACGGCCAGCGGCACGTCGCCATGGCGGTGCCCGCGCTGGATCAGGAACTCCAGTACCAGGCGCAGCGTGTTGAGCATGTCGGGCGCTGCAGCAGCTGCCTGGGCATCAGAGTCGGAGTTGGGATTGGTCTTCGCGCCATAGAACACGGCAATGGGCTCGCCATTCCGGCCGAGCAGCATTCCGCCAGCGCCAGCCGTCTCTGCGCCGGCGTAGCGCCACGGGCCGATGGTGAGGACTGGCTCAGCCATTGCCCACCGCCCGGCTGTCGATCAGGGCCAGCAGTTCCTGAATTTTGCGACGGGCGTGGCCGCCATAACCGTGGTTGATGAACTCCACTGCCTCGTCGGCACACTTACGCATTTCACCCATGTCCACTGCCTGCGCGGGCGGGGCGAACGCAAGCGCCGCTTTCCACGCCCGCCGAGCCTCAACCGTTACGGGGTCGAGGAACAGATAGTGCAGCGGGTGCTGTACTAGATTGAGATCGCGTGAGGCGGCGTGCGTCTCAAACGCCTTGCTCTCGACCGCGAAGGGCACCGGCTCCCCCACCGGCTGGCGGGCGACGTTGCCCGGCAGCGGCGTGTCGAAGTGAAGGGCGTTCTTCGCCTCCTGCTTGGCCCGGATCTTCGCCATTACCTCGGGCTGGCTGATACGGGCCAGCTCAGCGTCGCCGGCAGCGTGCATATCCAGGCCCGCCACCCAGCAGTAGCCGGCAAGGGTGACCATGACTCCGCCGACTTCCTGCACAGGCTCGCCGACCGGGCGACCGAACACGTAGTCGACCAGCGTGGGCACGCGCGCCCTGTCGTAGCCGTGGGCCTGCAGCAGCTCCAGCACCTCTTCCAGCAGGCGGTCGCCGCGCTCGGTCATGTTGCTGTAGAGCGATGGGAGGAAGCACTGGCCCATCCATTCGGCGACGCCAGCCTGGAAGGTCGGCCCCAGGTCCACGGCCTGCGCGGGCCTGGCATCAATCTGCCCCGTGGCGTACGCCGCATCGGCACGGCAGTTCGCGCAGTTCGCGTCGACGGTGAAGATGTAGAACCGGTTCGGTTTCAGGCTGACGTGCCGCAGCTCGCAGATGCGCATTTCCATGGGCTGCTCCCCCGCCGACTGGAGGGCGGCGAGCGCTTCTTCGATCTCGTCCGCTGCCCGATCCAAGACACGCGCTTTTGCGTCGTAAGTCCAATCGACCTCGTAACCAGTCTCGCGTGCCTGCTGGTCGTCATATGCGCGCGCCTCGCTGCGCCACTTCGACACCAAAGCGGTCAGCTCCCCCTGACCACCCGGGGAGGGCTGGGCGGATAGGTCGTGCCACACCTTCATCGGCGCTGCGGCATGGCAATGCGCGCATCGCACCACATTGGCCCCGCTGGCATCGATGTACTCGCACGGCCACTGATCAAAGTCGGAATGCCCGCAGAAGGGACACGGCGGCAGCCCATCCCCCAGCCTCACCCTCCCACCGGGCTGCACGTCCGCCAGGGTCTTGTCAGTGGTCATGCGGATTCTCCTTTGACGCGGGCGAGGGCCGTGTTGTGCGCCTCGGCGACAGAGCAGCACCGATCGCAGCAGCCGCCTCCGAAGTACCGGACTACCTCGATCACTATCGACGGTTCTCGGGATGCATCAAATCGCTCGCCGCAGTTATGGCAGCGAACCTCCAGCACATCGACAGCCAGGGTCTTGTTGTCGGTGGTCATGCCTGCATGTCCTTGCTGTTGGTGGAGCGCGCGCTGTGCGCGGCGAGGTGTTCCCAGCGTTCGGCTTCGCCCACGTAGTACTGGTGGCGTTCCTGCCGCACGGTGGCGGTGAACTGCACGTCGTGCAGTGCGCGCTCGGCGGCTGCGCGGTTGGCCGCTGCCATGCGGGCCGGGTCGTGATCGAAGATGTCGAGCTGGTTACGCACGCTGGACTCCTGGAAGGGATTGCCGGCTGGTGGAACCCGGCCGGCGCGGGTTCCCTGCGCTACAGGGGGAGAGCGCAGGGCAGGGGGTCAGTAGTCGGTGTCGGTGATCGGATGGCGATTGCGCTGTGCCTCGCGGCGGCGCCGGTCTGCGTCGCGCTTCCGATCGGCCTTGAACTCCGGCCATGAATGCCGGGCATCCTTGATGCCGCGCCAGGCGAAGTAGCCGATGCCGAACAGCACGGGCGGCAGGAAGGAGCCGGCGCCGGTGTAGATGGCGCGCGCGAGCAGCGCCAGCAGCAGGCCGACGACGGCGGCGCAGTAGAAGGGCAGGGCTAGGTGGCGCATCAGGCTGCTCCGCCGTGGACGCGCGCAGCGCTTCGGACGGCAGCGACGGCGCCTGCAGCGCTCTGGCCGTGCCGAAGGACGGCATTGGCGGCGACGCTGGAGGCGATGACGACCTGGTAGGGGAGGAGGCCCCATCGGCGCCCGGCGCGGGCGACGATGCCTGCGGCAGCAGCGGCGCGCTGAGCGTTGGAGTGGTGGGCGAGGGCGGCGCTCATGCGGCGGCGCCCTGCTGCGCGACGCGCAGCTGCTTGGCGGCTTCCAGCAGCTGGCCCGCGTAGCGCTCGGCTTCGTCAGCGGACTGGAGGAGGCGGGCAGCGCCTAGGTCAGAAACCACCTTGGCGTTGAGGCTGTCGGCGGCGACGGTTGGCGTCGACTGGCGGACGCCGAGGGAAAGGGTGGCCATGCTGATCTCCTGCGCCCGGCCCCGGGATGGGGTGGTGTTGGGCGACAGGAGCACATTAGCCAGAGGCTATTTGCGTGTCAATAGCCAAAAGCTAACCGATATGCGTAAGTTCTTGTGACACCACACGTTGTCTGCTCCAACTTTGAGCGTGAACCGTGTTTGCTAAGATCCCGTCATCACAACGTTCAGCAATGTGCAGGTATGGGATGTTCAGCGATTACATGCTCTTTATCGACGAAAGCGGAGACCATGGCCTGGAGTCTATTGACCGTCACTATCCCGTTTTCGTTTTGTGCGGAGTCCTCGTTGAGAAGGACGAGTATGTCGACACCTTGTTGCCCGCTTTGAGCCGCTTGAAACTCAAGCACTGGGGGCATACAGAAGTGATCCTCCATGAGCGGGAGATTCGGAAGCCCAGTGGACTGTTCTCATTTCTGCAAATTGCGGAGCAGCGTGACTCCTTTAATCAGGAGGTCGCTGAGATCTTTCACCAGGGCCAGTTCCAGCTGATTTACAGCGTCATCCACAAGGAGCGCTACATTCAACGCTACGCGCTCCCGCGGAATCCGTACGAGCTTTCGATGAGCTTCGTGCTCGAGCGCGCTTTCCTTGAACTCAATGAGAGGGGGCACGGCGCTCGGCGCACAACAGTGATCGTGGAGTGCCGGGGTAGGAAAGAGGACGCCCAGCTGAAGGTTGCATTTGAGCAGATCGTCAGTGGAAACAACGCCTGCCGTCGGGCACTACCGTTCGATCTGCTGATGGTCCCCAAGTCAGCCAACTCGGCCGGTCTTCAGATCGCGGATCTCGCGGCTCGGCCGCTTGGGGCGCATGTGTTGCGCCCTGATCAGCAGAGCAGGGCATACGACGCGATTCGCGCACGAATTAGGCGCTCGCCGACTGGAGTCGTGCCTGGCTTCGGAGTCAAGGTAAGCCCTTAAAAGCGAAGGGCCCCAACGAGTTGGGGCCCAGCGCCGACCGGATATTTCCAGTCCGACTTGCGCGAAGGGTAGCGGCGAGGCGTCCAGAATGCAAGTGATCACCTAGGGCGGGATTCAGGTCGCTTAGAACTTCCTGAGCCCCGCGTGGATCAGCGCCTTGCCCAGAATGCTCAAATCGCCAGGATCTGGCCTATAGGCCGGGAAGTCGGTGTTCACGCTTACGACGTAGAGACCGTCGCCGCGCTTCTGCAGCATCTTGATCTGTGTCTCGCCACCGATGTTGATCAGGTAGTAGTCGTCGCCGTCGAAGTAGTCGCAGCTTGTGTCAATCCAGACGATGTCGCCGTCCTCGAGCTTGGGCCTCATCGACGGGCCGCGTCCGGTGATGATCTGGATCCTGCCGGGCTTGGGTAGGTAACCGAGCTTCCTGCGGACTTCCCATTCTGCGACTTCGATGGTCTTCACCACCTCCGGGTAGTCCTGGTTGACCAGCCCTGCGCCCATTCCCGCACCCCCTTCGAACAAGTCGAAGCGAACATAGCCGGGCGGCGTCTCAGTCGCTGCGACCTGTGCGACTGGTACATGTGCGCCTTCATGTTGGGTATCCATCCAGCCCTCTGGGAGAGAGAGAGCGGTTTCGATTGCACGGGCAGTACCGCCAGACATGACTCGCGGCTTCCCTGTGGTCGCATTGCGGCTCTTATTCACCCACTGGCTTACTTGGGCTGGATTCTTGATGCCCGCCGCATCGGCAAAGTGGCGCTGGCCTCCCTTGGACTCGATGAGGGCAAGCAGGTTCTCGTGGCGGATGTCGTCAATCGGTCGCATTTCCCCATTGGATAGCGGATGGCTATTCAATCCAACGAGCTTTTGGCTATTGTAAGAAAAATAGCCATAGGCTAACGTTGGGGCTATGGACTTACTCACCTACATCTCCGATATGACTCGCCGCGTTGCGCTCGCCGACGCATGTGGAACCAGTCCCGAGTATCTGTGGCAGATCGCGACCAGCTGGCGTGGTAAGCGACCTAGCGCGAGGCTCGCCTGCGCGATTGAAAGAGAGTCGGCCCGCCTCGGTCCGGCAGTCGTGCGCAAAGAGCCGATGATCTTTGGGCGACCGGACCAGGCCCCGGGCGAGGCCATCGCGGCAGCTGTAGATCTCCGCATGAGCAAGCGCGCGCTGCGCGCCAAGCTGGGCCTGGGCAGCGACAAGCAGTTGGCCAAGGTTTTGCAGCTGCCGGCGGAGCAGGTGAGCGGCTGGGCGGATGAGGACATGGTTCCGGCCTTGCCGCAGGTGATGAAGCTGCTGGGGCACCCCGAGCAGCAGGAGCCGGCGAAGCCAGCCCACGAAGATCCCGATGCAGACCGCATCGGCCCAATTGAGGTGGCCTGACATGCGAGTGCCCGACAAGTGGAACCCTCGGCTGTGGCTGAGGGCTTGGCTCTTGGCTCCGTCAAAGACTGAGGCCGCGCAGGCAGCGCGAATTCGCGCTGGAGTCGAGGCTGCCTGCGCGGCGTGGGAATCAAAGCGCAGCGCTATCAGTTCACGGGCGCGTCTGACTGGCGAAAGTTCGCGATGAACTCTTCGATCTCCCCGAGCTCCTCCAGTGCGATTTCCACGGCCGCCTGGAATTTCAAGCGCGTCGGGTCCTCCGCACTCACATCGTCTGGTGTGCGCGCATTCCCTAGCACCGTCATTAAATCCCGTGCGCGATTTGCGACCAGCGCTGCGTGGATCCCTCGAACGTACTTCTCCATGTCGCCCTCCTTGCGGGCTGTGTTGTTGGCACATGCAGCGTAGCGCAAGGAGGGCGACGCCCTCGATCCCTGAGTTGTTGATCTCCATGGCGCCCATCGTGCGCCGCCCGGGCCGAGCCCGAAACCTTGAAACGCAGTCCACCCCAAGGTGACCCATGACCTGCCGTACATCCGCACTTAACTGGCTCGACGTTCTCTATAACTCCGTGCGCAAGACGCCCGGGGGTGTCGTGGACGCGGCCGCTTTCCTGGCCGACCGCCGCGGCAAGTCCATGCACCCGGAGACGCTGCGCGCGAAGTTGCGCGGGCTGGAGGGTGAATCGGTAACGCTGGAAATCGCCGAACTGCTCACCGAGTGGATGCAGGAGAAGGCAGGCGGCAGCGATTACGCCCTGGACTGGATGCAGGCGCTGGCCGGGCAGTTCGGCATGGCGGTGGCCACCGTTCCGCCTCCGCCGGAGGGTGGCTGGTCGGACGAGATCGGGGCCATCCAGACCAAGTTGCTGGAGATCACCACACGGGTAGGGCGCTTGTCTGGCACCGCCGTGGACGCGATGGCCGATCACCATATCGACAGTGACGAAGCGAAGCTGATGGTGGAAGAGGCCAACTCGCTCATCACGATGGCACACCGGCTGATCCGTAACGTGTCGCGCGCTGCAGCGAAGGGGAGGGCGCGCCAATGAACCACCCGGCCCGCTCCACTGATCCGCAGTCCAGTCACATCGCCGCCGCCGCGCTCGCTGAAAGCGGCGCGCTTCGTGTCCAGCACGCCAAGACCGAGGCTGCTGTGATTCGCCATCCTGGCCAGAGCAGCCTGCATCTGTCGACGCTGACAGGCCTCGATCGCCACATGTTGGGTCGCCGGCTGCCTGAGCTGGCCCGCGAGGGACGCATTTGGCGCGGCCCAACCGCGCCGTGCGCAACGACCGGCAAGCCTGCATGCACCTGGTGGCCGGTTGCGCCGGGCGAGAACCTGACGCTGGGGCTCTGACATGTCGACCATCATCATGTCGCAGTGCTGGCCGCTGCAGGGCCTGAGCGTCACGCAGAAGGCTGTGCTGATCTCGCTGGCTGATCAGGCCAACGACGACGGTGTCTGCTGGCCGGCGGTGGGCACCATCGCCGCGCGCTGCTGCATGTCGGCGCGCGCTGTGCGTACGGCAATGGATCATCTGGAGGCCGTCGGCCTGCTGACCCGTGACCGCCGGTTCAACAGCAGCACGGTCTACAAGGTCACTCCGGCCAACTTCGACAAGGCCGCTGTGCCGTCGAAGGCTGGCCGCAAGTCTGGAAAAGCAGGTACTGCACCGGGCGCAGGGGCTGCGCCCCATGCAGGGGGTGCGCCCGGTGCAGGAGGGGATGCGCCCCATGCAGGGGGGGATGCACCGGGCGCAGGTCTAGGGGTGCGCCCCGTGCCGCCTAACCGTCATATAACCCTCAATGAACCGTCAGAAGAACCGTCATTTCCGGCGGGCCTGCCGGCCGCGCCGCTGGCGGTGGTTTCCGAGACCGACCTACAGGCTGCGTGCCGTGCTACCTGGGCGGCCTACGCCAGTGCCTACCGTGACCGGCACGGTGTGGCACCGGTGCGCAACGCCAAGGTGAACAGCAACGTCCGGCAGATCGTGCAACGCCTCGGCCACGCCGAGGCCCCGCTGGTGGCCGCGTGGTTCCTGACCGTCAACGAGCGCTACGTGGTGCAGAACATGCACGACCTGGGCGCGCTGCTGGCGAAGTGCGAGGCATACCGCACGCAGTGGGCCACCGGCCGTCAGGTCACCGAAGAGGCCGCGCGGCAGACCGACAAGACGCAGACCAACCTCGGCGCCGCCGACGCGGCCAAGGCTCTGCTGGCACAGCGGAGGGAGGCACATGCTCGGTAATCAGGAGCAGGATCGGCTGGTCGATCTGCTGGTGGCCACCGCCGAGGTGATTGGCGACCAGCTCAGCCCGAATGCCGCGGCCTACATGGTTTCGGATCTGGCGCAGTACCCGTTGCCGATGCTGGAGCGCGCGCTGGCGTCGTGCCGCCGGGAGCTGAAGGCGCGGCTTTCGCTGGCGGCGATCCTCGAACGCATCGAGGACGGCCACCCGGCACCGAACGAGGCATGGGCCAACGCGATCCGCGCCGCCGACGAAGGTGCGACCGTGGTGTGGACTGAGCAGACCCGCGATGCGTGGGCGGCGGCGCTGCCGCTGGTGCAGGCGGGCGACAAGATCGCGGCTCGGCCGGCATTCCTCGAGGTCTACACCCGGCTGGTGAAGGAGGCGCGCGCTGCACACAGGATCGCCACCTACCAGCTGTCCCTTGGCGGTGATGTATCCGGCCGGGATAGCGTCCTGCGAGAAGCAGCTGCCGCGGGCCAACTTCTGGAGGCGCAGGTGGCCGATTACCTGGCACTGCCGCCAGCAACGCCGGCGTTCAACCCGGTAGCGCTGCTGGCCGGAACGGTTGAGGCATCGCCGACAGCGGACGACCGAACCCGTGCGCGCTTGGCCGAGATCGTGGCGCTGCTGGAGGGCAAAGCCGCATGAGCCCCGATCACTTCAACGTCGAAGTGCGTCCTGTGAGCGAGCCGGTGGCGGAGGCGGGTTGGTATCTGGCCTACGGCTACGGGATCAAGCCGCTGGTGGTCTACGCGACGCGCGGGATGACTGTGTGGCGCGACGGCATGCGGCGGATCCCTATCACCCGCTATGCCGGCCCGATCCCGGAGCTGCGCTGATGTGGTTGAAGGCACCTCCGCCGACGCAGGAAGAGCGCGCCCGGATCCAGTTGGCCAAGACGGGGCCGTGCATGGCCTGCCTGGCGCTGCAGATGCAGCAGCTACTGGAGCCGGAGCTGGTGGTTTACGGCTGCGACTACAACCACGCCAAGAGCGGAAACCTGCGGCGCGGTCACATGTTCGGCTACGCGCTCTGCAAATGGCACCACCAGCGCTACCCGATGGAGGGGAACACCTTCGCGACGATGCGCCAGATCTACGGCCCGAGCCTGATGGATGGCTCGCGGACCTTCCACGAGACGTACGGCTCCGACGACGAGCTGATTGCAAACCAGACCTACATCAACGAACTGAGGGCGGCAGCATGAAGAAGACGAAGGCCGTGGCGCCGAGGATCAACCCCCAGCGTGCGCCCCGCGAGCGGCGGATGGACCACAACACGGTGTCCCGGCCCAAGCGAGTCAAGGCACGTGTGCTCGCCGATGGCCCGGCCGAGACGGTGGAGCAGTTCGAGGCACGCGGCGGGCAGGTGCAGCGTCTGACGGCCAGCTGGGATCGCGCGGCGTGACAGGTGCCGCAATAGAAGACAACCAAGCGCGATCGCGCGCTGCACGAGCAAACCACCAAGGGGAAGGCGCATGGAAATGAGCAAGGCACGCGAGCTGCTGGCGAGCCGCATGGGGCCGAAAACGCAGAGGTTCGACGCTTGCGGTGGCGGTGGACGCCCCGATCTGACGACGCAGGACATTGCCGCTGCAATGGCGTACGTGCCGGACGGGCTTGGCCGGGAGCTGATGGAGGCGCTGTGGTGGCCAGAAAGCGCTTCTCGCCGCCGTGAGCATCTGCGGAAAGCGGTGATCGGGTTGGTGGCCCCGGAGTTCATCCGGCAGATGCATGGCCTAGCCACCGCAAGGACTGAATTCGGCATCGCCAAGGCGTGCATGGGGTGGGGTGGCGGCCAGGTGACGGATGCGCAGCGGCGCGAACTACTGAGGTCCGAAAGCGCGCTGGATGAGGCGCGCGCTGCGGCCTGGCCGAACAACACCATGGAGCAGCTTTGGGTGCTGGCCGGCGCAGTCATTGCGGAGATGGCCAGCTGTGGCCCCTGCAAGTACTGCGAGGGAACGCGGGTGCAGGCCGGGCCGACGGGGAGCGGTGTCGTTGAATGCGAGGCATGCGGCGGCATGGGGTTGGAGCAGCTCAGCGGGCGCAAGCGCGGGGCGGCGATCGGTGCTGACGATGCGGCGTATCGACGGTTCTGGCGCCCGGTGTACGAGTGGATGCTTGAGCGCATGCGTAGTGCGGAGCATGTTGCTGCCGAGCAATTTTCGCGGGCACTGAATCGCGCTGCTTAGTGAGGACTTGCAGGGTCCGCAGATTGACGGGCAAATTGATCACCATCCAAACGCAAGCCCCGGCCCAGCCGGGGCTTTTTCTTTGCCCGCGTCCCAGCCGGACAAACTCTCGTGCCCAGCCGGCGCCAGGGGCGGGCACCAATCAACCGGGAGGGGCATATGCCGAACCGGACGACCTACGGGGCCACCATGAAGGACGAAATCATTGGCACTGCCGCTGGTGCTGTAGCGAAGGCTGCTCCACCGGTGACGGTAGCCGGCGCGGTCGCGGCAGGAGCGAACCTCGATCGCGTGGTGGTGGTCCTGACGATCATCTACCTGGTGGGCCAGATCAGCTATCTGGGCTGGCGCTGGGTTCGCGAATGGCGGCAGAGGGCGCGAGCATGAAGGCCAAGATCATCGGTAGCAGCGCCGCCGCCGTCATCGCTTTGGCTGCGACTGCGCTGGTAAAGCCATGGGAGGGCTACTCGCCGACTCCCTATATCGACATGGTCGGCGTTGCTACCTACTGCTATGGCGACACCAGTCGCCCGGACAAGGCGGTCTATACCGAGCAGGAGTGCGCCGAGAAGTTGAACAGCCGACTGGGGCAGTACCTGGCCGGCATTCAGGCCTGCATCCGCGTGCCCCTACAGCCCCACCAGGCTGCGGCGCTGCTGAGCTGGAGCTACAACGTCGGCGTGGGCGCTGCATGTCGATCGACCCTGGTCGGCCGCATCAACGCCGGCCAGCCGGCTGCGAGCTGGTGCCCCGAGCTGGACCGTTGGGTGTACGCCGGCGGCAGGCGCGAGAAGGGCCTGGTGAATCGCCGCGCTGCTGAGCGGGCTATGTGCGAGGGCAAGTTGTGAACCGCATCGTCATCACGGTCGCCGCCTTCACCCTGTGGTCGGCTTGTATGTTCGGGGCTGGCTGGACCTGGCGCGGTGATCGGGCAGAGGGCAGGGAAGCCGACCGGCGCGCCGCCGGCGCCGAGGCAGTGGCGGACCAGGTGAACCAGACCCGCGCCGTCGAGCACCGCCAGGCCAACAGCCTGGCCACCATCGGAGCCAAGCATGAAGAAGACCGCACTGCGGCCGCGACCGTCCCTGCTGCTGTTGTGGCTGACCTGCGCGCTGGTCGTCTCCAGCTGCGCGACGACCTCGCCACCTGCAATACCGCTCGCCTGTCCGAAGCCGTCGCCGGCGCCGTCGAACGTGATGCGCATGCCCAACTACGAGCAGAGGTCGCGGGAGATCTTGTTCAGATCGGGCGCGATGCCGACGACCAGGTCCGAGCCTGCCAAGCAGTGATTGCCGCTGACCGCATGCAGGCCGGGCGATGAACCGTCGGTTGCTGGCGCTTGGCCGGCTGAAGACTGGCGAGATGAACAAGACCGAGGCGGCCTATGCCCAGCGCCTGCGCGCGCTGGAGGCATCGGGACAAATCCTCTGGCACAAGTTCGAGGGCCTGAAGCTGAGGCTTGCCGACAACACGTTCTACACCCCGGACTTTGCCGTGGTGGCTGCTGATGGCGTGATCGAGTGCCACGAGGTGAAGGGCCACTGGCAGGACGATGCACGGGCCAAGATCAAGGTTGCAGCGGCACTGTACCCGTTCCGCTTCATTGCGGTGAAGGTCAAGCGCAAGCGCGACGGCGGCGGTTGGGCAGTGGAGGAGTTCTGATGCACGCGACAGTGACTGCGTCGGTTCGCTTGCGCTGGTGGCTGCGGTGGTATCTGGCTGCCGTGGTGTGGTTTGCCCGGGCCACGGGCATGGAACCGGACTGGGATCGGGTCGAGTGGTGGATACGCCGCGGCCTGGTGCTGCGAACGACGAGGGTTGGTGATGGACGCTGCACGGATTGAAGAGGTGGCGCGCGCTGCTGCTGTCGCAGCCTTGGCGGGGCTGATTGAGAGCAGCACCGACAGCCGTATCGATCGACTGGTCGAGATCATCGAGCAGCAGGGCAAGCAGATCGCCGAGCTGGCCATGCACGTGGGGCTGCTGGTGCAAGCGGTGGCGCAGCTGCTGGGCGAGGAGGCCGGCGCACCCGTGCAGGACGACGGAGCCGAGCCTGCGCGAGTCGACCTGGACGGGAAGCCGTACTGATGAATGCCCGTGGGCTGGCAGGCAACCGGCAAGCCAAGCGCGCGTTGCCGACGAATAGCCGAGCCTGGCGCGCACTGCGAGAGGCCATTTTGGTTCGGGACCTGTACCGATGCCAGGAGCAGAGTTGCGGCGTCCTCTGCAGCGGGAAAGGCCAGGCCCACGTCGACCACGTGGACGGTGACCCCAACAACAACGCGCTGGAGAACCTGCGGACGATGTGCATCAGCTGCCATAGCCGGAAGACGGCCCGCGAGGACGGTGGCTTCGGGAACGCCCAGCACGTGGTTGTGGGGTGCGACGCCGACGGTTGGCCGATCAAGTAGGCCAACGGCCCGGCGCGGAGTTATCCACAGAAAACTGAGCGAAGAAGGGGAGGGGGGGCAAAAAGTTTGGGCCGATTGCCCTGCGATACGTGCGCCCCCTGTTCTTCGCGCATCCACAGTTGGAAAGACGACCCCCTCAAGGAGGGGAGAACATGGCAAATCCCCGTACGCCAGCGGCAAAAGCCGCAGTTTCTGGCGCTGCGGCAAAGAATCCGCAACGGCATCGAAATCGAAAGACACCCAAGGGGCCGAAAGCGATCGGCGCTCCGTACAAGGGCATGACCAAGGAGCAGGTGGCCGTCTGGAAAGAGCAGGTAGAGAACATGCCATGGCTGCATGCCGGGCACCGCCTCCTGCTTCGCCAGGTTTGCATCTTGGCCGCGCGAATGGCGACCGACCCCGAGATGGGTGTTTCCGCAATGCAGGCGCTGGGCTCGCTGCTATCCAAGCTCGGCGCCACCCCGGTGGATGAGACGAAAGTGAATCATGGCTCAGGCGAAGACGAAGACCCGGACGACAAGCATTTCTAACTGTCGGACCAGCGAGTATCCGTTGGCGGTGGTCGAAGGCAGGACCGCCGCCGGCCCCCACGTGCGCAACGCCTGCCGGCGCCACCTGAAAGACCTCGAGGACGCTCACGAGCGTGGGCTCTACTTCGATCGAGAGGCCGCCGACAAGAAGATCGCCTTCTTCGAGGAGGTACTGCGGCTCAGCGAAGGCCAGTTCGAGGGCAAGCCGTTCAAGCTGCACCCCAGCCAAGCATTCAAGATCGGCAGTCTGTTCGGCTGGAAGCAGGCGGACGGCACCCGGCGCTTCCGCCGCGCATACATCGAGGAGGGCAAGGGAAACGGCAAGTCGCCGATGGCCGGTGGAATCGCGCTGATCGGGCTCTGTGCCGATCAGGAGGCCGGCGCCCAGGTGTACGCGGTGGCCTCGCACAAGGATCAGGCCGGAATCCTGTTCCGGGACGCCGTCAAGATGGTGAAGGCGTCACCGGCGCTGAAGAAGCGGTTGGAGTTCTCGGGCGGTGAGGGCAAGGAATACAACATCGCCCACCACAAGTCGCAGAGCTATTTCCGGCCGGCGTCTCGTGACGTTGGCAAGACTGGATCGGGCTACCGGCCGCACTTCGTCCTGGCCGACGAAGTGCACGAGATGGCGGACGGCAAGATCATCGAAATGATGGAGAACGGCTTCAAGTTCCGCCGTTCGCCATTGCTGTTCATGATCACCAACTCGGGAAGCGACCGGAACAGCGTCGCCTGGGCAGAGCATGAGCACGCGGTCAAGGTTGCAGCTGGACACCACGAGGCCGTGAATGATCCGACCTTCGTCGGCGAGGCCATTGACGACCGCACGTTCTCCTTCGTATGCGGCCTCGATGAGGGCGATGACCCGCTGGAGGATCCGCGATGCTGGGTGAAGGCCAACCCGATGCTGGGCATCACGATCACGGAAGAGTATCTGCGGGCCCGTGTCGATCTGGCCAAGCAGATTCCCAGCAAGCTCAACGAGATCCTGCGACTCAACTTCTGCATGTGGACCGATGCCGATCAGGCGTGGATGAGTCGCGAAGTTGTCGAGCCTGCGATGCAGTCGTTCGACAAGGCGCAGCACCACGGCAAGCGCCTCTATCTCGGGCTGGACTTGTCGCAGAACCGCGACATTACGGTTCTGGGTGCGGTGGTGGAGACCGGATCGAAGGAGGTCCTGGTAGAGGTTGAGGGCAAGAAAACCCTGGTCAACAAGCCAACGTTTGACGCGTGGGTGGAGGCGTGGACGCCGGGAGATACGGTCAAGGCTCGCGAACTGCGCGACAAGCTTCCCTACAGCACGTGGATTGCCAAAGGCCACTTGCACGCCCCGCAGGGTCAGACGATCAGCTACCGGCACGTCGCCCAAACGGTGGCCGAGTACGACCGGGACTTCGAAGTTGTCCAAGTGGCTTACGACCGGTACGCGTTCCGACAGTTCGAAGAGGAAGTGAAGGAGCTGGGTCTTTCCGTCTCGTTCGTGGAGCACCCGCAGGGCGGCCTGAAGAAGGGCAAGCCCACGGAGGCTGCAGTAAAGGCAGCTGCCGCCGCCGGTAAGCCGCCGCCGGAAGGGCTCTGGATGCCCGGATCGCTCCGGTTGTTCGAAGAAGCCTTGCTGGAAGGGCGCGTCCGCTTGCTCGGAAACCCCGTGCTGGTGTCCGCAATCATGTCGGCCGTCATTGAGAGCGACAAATGGGAGAACCGCTGGCTGTCCAAGGCGCGTTCAGTCAACAAGATCGACGCCGCGGTGGCGGTAGTGATGGCCTTCGGCTCCGCACATTCATCGGTCGCGCCCGCCTCTGTCTATGAGCAGCGGGGGATCCGATTCTTATAGGAAACGCAATGTCCAGGTTCAACGAAGAAGACCTTAAGTCGCTGGACCGGCTCTGGAATCCACCGCCGGCGGCGCCATCAGTTGCGCGCGCTGAGGCCGGCCAGTTCACGGGAATGAACGATCCGGCACTGCTGGAGTTCATCCGATCACAGGGCGGCCACGGCGGCGGTGGCTACCAGCTGCGCAACATGGCGGTACTGAGGTGCCTGTCTCTGATCTGCGGAACCATCGGCATGCTGCCGCTGAACCTGGTTGAGTCGGGCGGAAAGAAGCGGATAGCGACTGAGCATCCTGCGCACCGCCTGCTGAAGATCAAGCCGAATCCATGGCAGACGCCGCTGGAGTTCAAGCGGCAGATGGAGCTGGCCCGGCAGCGGCACGGGGATGCCTACGCGCGAATCGTGTGGTCAGCAGGTCGGCCAATCCACCTTATCCCGTTGGATTCCCCAGCGGTGCGGGCGGAGCTGGGCGACGACTGGCGCATGCTCTACCGGTTCAACAGCAAGAAGCGTGGCGAGGTCATTCTCAAGCAGGAGGAAGTGCTGCACATCCGCGACCTATCCGTGGACGGCGTGACGAGCCTGTCCAGGATGAAGCTGGCAGATCGGGCTATTCGCCTGGCTCTGGATGCGGAACAGGCAGCAAGCCGGATCTTTGAGACCGGCAACATGGCCGGCGGCGCCATTGAGGTGCCAAATGCGCTCAGCGACGTGGCCTACGAGCGTATGCGTACGTCTCTCGACACCGAGTATGCCGGCGCCGCCGCGGCGCAGCGCTGGATGCTGCTGGAGGAGAACGCCAAGGCCAACAAGTTTGGCAGCACCGCGCAGGAGGCTCAGCACGTCGAGAACCGCAGCGCGCAGGTCGAGGAAGTGGCCAGGCTCTACGGCGTACCCCGACCGCTCCTGTTCCTGAGCGATACCAGCTGGGGCACCGGCATCGAGCAGCTGGGCATCTTCTTCCTGCAGTACACGATGCTGGAGCACTTCACCAACTGGGAGCAGGCGGTCGCGCGATCGCTGATCGACGAGCGGGACCTGGAGCGCTACCAGCCCAAGTTCAACGTGCGGGCGCTGATGCGCGGCACGCTCAAGGATCAGGCGGACTTCTTCAAGGCCGCTCTCGGTTCCGGCGGTACGGCGCCGTTCCACACGCAGAACGAGATCCGCGACCTGCTGGACTATCCGGAATCGGATCAGCCAGGGGCCAACGACCTGATCAACCCAATGACACAGAAGGGAAAGAGCAATGAGCCTCCGGCAGCTGCCTGAAATCCGTGCTGAGCGACGGCTCGGCGCCGCCCAGTTCGACATGCGTCCCGATGCGCTCGAACGCTGGGAGCCCGAAGTACGCGCCGCCGGCAACGACGCGAACAGCATCTCGATCTATGACTCGATCGGCGAAAACTGGGAGGGGACCGGCGTCACCGCCAAACGGATAAGCGCCGCCCTTCGCGCCATCGGCGCCAAAGACGTGGTGGTGAACATCAACTCGCCCGGCGGCGACTTCTTCGAAGGTGTCGCGATCTACAACCTGCTGCGCGAGCACCAGGGCAGGGTGACGGTCCAGGTCATGGGCCTGGCCGCGTCGGCGGCCTCGGTGATCGCGATGGCCGGCGACGAGATCCTGATGGGCGACGGATCGTTCCTGATGATCCACAACGCTTGGGCGGTGGCCATCGGCAATCGGCACGACATGGCCGACGCGGCAAGGCTGCTGGAGCCCTTCGACACGGCCATGGCCAAGGTCTACGCGGCCCGCTCGGGCGTCACCGAGGCCGAGGCGGCTCGGATGATGGACGAGGAGACCTGGATCGGTGCCGCCCAGGCGGTGGGGGACGGCTTTGCCGATGGTCTGCTCGATGGAGCTGCCGCCACCAAGGATGCCAAGCAGGCATCGGGTGGGCGCAAGGCTCTGGCCTTGGTCGAAGCGGCGATGGCCAAGGCCGGCCACTCTCGATCAATGCGACGCGACACCCTGAAATCGCTGTTCAACGGCAAGCCGAGCGCTGCCGGGTCCGCTACGCCGAGCGCTGGCGGCAACGAAACCTCGGCCCTGCTGCAGGGCCTTCTCGACAACATCAAAGCCTAAGAGGCCAATACATGACCAAGATGACCCACGGCCGCGTCCCGCGCGGCCTCGTTTCCGTGCGCGCCGATGGTGGCAGCCAGCCCGACGTGAAGGCGCTGGTGGAGTCGCTGAACAAGGCATTCGCCGAGTTCAAGGCCGAGCACACCAAGCAGCTCGAAGAGATCAAGAAGGGCAGCGCCGACGCACTGCAGGCCCTGAAGGTCGACAACATCAATGCCGATATCACCCGCCTGCAGGCTGCGGTCGACCAGGCCAACACCCAGATGGCCGCGTTCCAGATGGGCGGTGGTAGCGCCGGCAGCGGTGTCGCCGATGCCGAGTACACCGATTCCTTCCGTGCCCACTTCCGAAAGGGTGAAGTGCAGGCGGCCCTGAACAAGGGCGCGGCCGATGAAGGTGGATACCTGGCCCCGGTCGAATGGGATCGTTCGATCACTGATCGCCTGGTCATCGTGTCGGATATGCGGCAGTTGGCCAACGTGCAGCCCTGCTCCGGTGCAGGCCTGACCAAGCTCTACAACACCGGCGGCACTTCGTCGGGCTGGGTGGGCGAAGAAGATCCCCGCCCGGAGACCGCAACGGCAAAGCTGCGCCCGCTCAGCTTCGGCTGGGGCGAAATCTACGCCAATCCGGCGGCAACCCAGCAGCTGCTGGACGATGCCGAGATTGACCTGGAGGCGTGGCTGGCCGGCGAGGTCGAGCTGGAGTTCGCCAAGCAGGAGGGCGACGCGTTCTTCTCCGGCAATGGCGTCAACAAGCCGTTCGGCATCCTGACCTACGTGGAAGGCGGCGCCAACGCGGCCAAGCACCCGTTCGGTGCCATCAGGGCCGTGAACAGCGGGCTGGCGGCTGGCATCAACGGTGACAGCATTCTGGACCTGGTCTATGACCTGCCGTCGGCATTCACCGCGGGTGCCAAGTTCGCGCTGAACCGCAAGACCCAGGGTGTGGTGCGCAAGCTGAAGGATGCCCAGGGCAACTACCTGTGGCAGCCGTCGCTGGTGGCGGGTCAGCCGTCGACCCTGGCCGGCTTTGCGGTGCAGGACGTGGCCGCGATCCCGGATGTGGCAGCGAACGCCATCGCCGCGCTGTTCGGCGACTTCAAGCAGACCTACACCGTGTACGACCGCAAGGGCGTGCGCGTGTTGCGCGACCCCTACACCAACAAGCCCTACGTGATGTTCTACACCACCAAGCGTGTGGGCGGCGGTGTGCACAACCCGGAGCCGATGCGCGCCCTCAAGATCGCGGCTTCGGCCTGATCACCCACCCGCCGGGCGGCCTCGTGTCGCCCGGCATCCAACCTGTGATCGAGGAGCTGCAATGGCAAAGTTCATCAAGCCCTTCCGTGGAGTACCGGAAGGCGAGATCTATCCCGTCCAGTTCGTTGCCGGCGATGACTGCCCGCCCGAGCTGGAGGCCGGCGCACTCTCTGTCGGTGCGATCAGCCTGATGGCAGATACGCCGCCCCCGTTCCTGCTGGGCTCCAGTGTTCAGCCGGAGAGCTTCGAGCTTTCCGACGGCAGTGTCCTGTCGTTGGGCGACGTGGTTGGCCGCGCGCACGCGGCATCGGGGCTGTCGGTGGAGGATTGGAACGCGCTCGAGGACAGCGCACGCGAGGAGCTGATCGCCGAGACCGCCAACAAGCTGTCCGGCGAGGCCGACAAGGGGCAGGTCGCTGCCGAAGACAAGCCAGCCTTGATGGCGCAGCTTGAAGCTGCGGGTATCCCGTTCGACAAGCGCTGGGGGGCGGAGAAGCTGGCCGCTGCTCTGGCTGAAGGGAAGAAGGACTGATATGCCCATCGTCTCACCCGCACAAGCCCGCTCGCATGTGCGAGTCGAGGCCGATTACCCCGAGGAACAGCTGCAGGCCGCCATTGCCGGCGCGCAGGATGCAGCGCAGGCATACCTCAATCGGCGGATCTACGAGGACGCCGACGCCTTAGGTCTGGCAAGGGGCAGCTACCCAGCCGTAATGAAGGCCGCCGCGCTTGCAAAAAGCCAGGCGCTGGCAGATGCGGTGTTCATTGAGGATGGGGACGAGCGCACCGCCGCGATACGGCTGGCGGTTGTCGCCCATCGCGAGGCGACAGTAGAGGCGGAGGCCTGCATCCACGGCGTTGTTGCGAATCCGAGCATCTTCTCTGCCATCCTGCTGACGCTCGGTCACCTCTACGCGAACCGCGCGGACGTGATCGTGGGGGCTCAGGCGGTCGAGCTACCCAACGGTGCCAAGAGCCTGCTGCGTCCATACCGAAGGGTGATGATGCCATGACGCTTCTAGATGGCGATCTGCAGCACCGTATCCGCTTCGAGCGCAAGACCGAACCGCGCGACCCGCTGGGCGGCCCAGGTAAGCCGGTGTGGGTCGAGGTTGTGAGTGTGTGGGCCAAGGCCACCAACAATCTTGCGGCAACGACAGAGGCGGTCGCCGCGGGTGCCGAGCGCTACCGGGAGCAGGTTCGGTTCGATATCCGCCCGCGTGACGTTGATCCTCAGTGGCGGGTCGTGTTCCGTGGCCGCACCTTCGATATCAAAAGCATCGCACCTAGCAACGACCGTAGTGAGGTGGCGATCATCGCCGTAGCGGGGTTGACCAATGTCTGAGCAGGTGAAGATCGACGGCCTGGACGGCCTCCTGCGTTCACTACGGGAGGCGCCCAAGGCGATCCAGGGAAGGGCGGTTCAGGCCGGCATGCGCAAGGGAGGCAATGTCATCCGGGACGACGCCAGGCGCCGGGCCCCGAGAGCATCGGGGTTCATGGCCTCGCAGATCGTTACCCGCAGGGCCAATGCCAGGAGTCGGCAGCGTGCAGGGGTAGGCCAAGGCGGTGAGTATTTCACCATCGGCGTCAAGACTGGCCGCCGCCGGAAGTACGCCAACACCAAGCGCAACCGCCGCCGCGGCCGCGTCGGGAAGGTCTACGAGGAGGCGGGCTGGGCCTATTATTGGCGCTTCTTGGAGTTCGGTACGAAGAAGATGCGGGCTTCGCCGTTCCTGACGCCCGCCGGCGAGGCCAAAGGGCCCGAGGCGGCTCAGGTGGTCATCGATGAGACATGGGCAGCGCTGGACAAGCAGTTGAAGAAGGATGGCTGGAAATGATGGTCCCCCTGATCCAATCACTGCTGCAGGACGCCGCGACCGTCCGGCAGGTGCTCGGCGATCCCGTCCGGTTATGGCCGGGTAGCGCGCCCCAGGATACGGCGCTCCCCTATGCGACCTGGGAGGTCGTCGGCGGTTCGCCCACTGCGATGTTGTCCGAGCCGCCGCCGGCTGACGGCTGGCGGGTCCGCTTGACCGTATGGGGAGAGGACCTCAGCCAAGCCAACGGCGCTGCCGTCGCCATCCGTGATGTGGTGGAGCGCGTGGGCAGCATCGAGTCGTACAACCCGACGCCCGACAGCGACGACACGGATGCGATGGGCATTTCATTCGACGCGCGGCTGCTGCAGCTGCGCTGATCGGCACAACGGCAACCGACCGGCCCCGCAAGGGGCCTTTTTCATGCCCGGCGACGGGCGCAACACAAGGAAATCCCTATGGGACAGGTAATCAAGTCGAAGCACTCCCAGTTGTTCGTCGCCATCGCCGCGGCCGAGGTCATCAAGGTGACCCGCCTGCGTTCGGTCGGCTTCCCCGATGGCCAGGCATCGGAGATCGATATCTCCGACTACGACGACGACTGGGATCAGTTCGTCGCCGGCCGCAAGCAGACCGGCAGCACCAGCATCGAGATCATCTACGACAGCGTCGACCACGAGAAGCTCGAAGAGCTGCACGAGACCGGTGCCGTCGTGAACTGGCTGGTGACCGCGCCGCTGTCGGAAACCGAAGGCGTGGCCAAGCCGACCGCCGCTGCCGGCAAGATCACCCCGCCGGACACCGTGCTGTCCAAGCAGTTCGACGGCTTCGTGCAGAACTTCGCGGTGACCAGCCAGGACAACGACGTGTGGAAGGCGACGATCACCATCCGCGGCTCCGGCGCAGTCACCACGCACCGCCCGACGCCTTAAGGCTGCGGCAACGGCGCACACACAGGCCCGCTCCGGCGGGCCATCTCTTTGACGGGGCGCGCGGATCCTCCGCGTGTTAGCCGTGCGCGGCCCGCGCGCCCTGTCGCCATTCAAGGAATCGGCCAATGAGTAAGACCAACGAAACCACCGAGACCCAGCCGCAGCAGCCTGTGAGCCTCCTGCAGTCCTTCACCAACCTGGGCATGTTCGCGTCCAAGGACGTTCGCGCCGACACGATTACCTTGCCCAACGGTGCCAAGGCGCAGTTCCATGTTCGCGAGCTGCCGGATGCGGAGTTCCGCAAGCTGTGGGGTGAAGGCGACCGCGCCAAGCTGATCGCAGCGACCATCTGCGACGAGGACGGCAAGCCCGTCATGAACGTGGAGCAGGCCGCCCAGCTCAAGCCGCTAGTTGCCGCTGAGCTGCAGCGTGTGGCCATGAAGCACTCCGGCTTCGGCGAGGATGCTGCCCAAGCCCAGGCCGACGCGGGAAACGGCTAAGGCAGCGTGGCGAGGATTGGTTCTGGAAGGTCCTCGCCGGCCACCTGCATCGCACGGTGTCGGAGCTGCAAGCGAGCATGTCGCGCCGGGAGTTCCTGGAATGGTGGGAGTTCCATAAGCGGAACCCCATCGACCCCGTAAGCCTGCACATCAAGCCCGCTGCCTTCGCCGCGTACATCACCGCCTCACACAGCCAGGGCGGCACCAAGCGCTCCTTCCAGGAGTACCTGGAAACCCTCGTGCCGCGTTCCGAGGAGGACGAGGCGCAGGACTGGTTCGATCGACTGGGATGACCATGACCAACACCTTCGGGCGCTTTGCTGCCCTCCCCATCGGCCCTCTGCTCGCTGCGCGCGACGGAGGGCTCACGCTCGCCACAACGAGCGCGGCCGACCTCAACCGCATGGCACGGTCGGACATAGCGCAAAGTGCCGGCACGGTGGGTGCAGAGTTCGCCCTATGGGGTGAAGACGATATGTCGGCGGTGGTAGGCATCGTCAACGGCGCTGCATCGTTGGCCGGCTACCCGGGCTCGGATGCCGGCGGAATCGGCTGGAACCTTGCTGGGGGAAGGGTGATCGCCAATGGCAGCGCGGTCGCGGTAGGGCTTCCATTCGTTGGCCGAGGGGATACCGCTGGCGTATTGGTGGAGATCGGCAATCCCAACCGCCTTAAGCTGTACCGCAACGGTGAGCTTGTCCACGAGCGGGATTTCACGTTGGCCGGGCCCCTGCACTTCGCCGCTGCACTCGCCGCGACCAAGGCCGGCGGGCTGTCCCTGGTGGTCAATGCGGGTCAATGGGGCGCACGGAGCCCTGCCGCCGCCGCTGGGTGGTACACCCCAGGACCTGCCGCCGATGTGGTGCGCCTCGCCGACGCTGACTGGCTCACGGCCCCGGGCGATACACCTGCGAACGTTCGCTTTGAGGGGTTGGTTGCCGAGGGCCTGACCCTTGTTAGCGAGATCAGCTTCTGGCCGTGGGGAGGCGAGTCCTTGATCCAGACCAGTGCCGCGGAATGCTTGGTGCTGGATGCTGAGGGGCTGCTGGACGGACTGGCACAAGGCGGTGTGTCTGGATTGCCGGTACAGATCCGAACCGGTCCGGAAGACGGCATGCTCAATGACACGGTGCCTGTGTTTCGCTTCGCCGTGGATCGCATCGAGATCAACGACGACGGCAGTAAGACGTTGCACTTCAAAGATGCCCACGATGATCTTGACGGGACGATCAACCGTGGGGTCTTCCTGCCCAACATTCCCGCACTCGCCTGGAAGCCGCAGCCAGTGGTAATTGGGGCTGTTGCCAGCGTACCCGCCATGGGGGCCAACTCAGATGCCACGGCCATGTTTGTGGCTGATGCGCCGATCTATGCGGACACGGTGATGGACCGAGGCGACACATTGGAGCCGGGAACGTTCAGCGTCTCGCCGGATGGGCAGCAATTGCTGATGAAATCGCCACCGGTAACCCCTGTCGTGGCAGACCTGTCCAGCATCGGCCCGGGGCAGCAGCCTGCCACACTGCGGCAGGCTATGGCCGATATCATGGGAAGGCTGGGCAAAACAGCGTGGGTAGCGGCTGACTGTGCAGCGATCGATGGCGAAACCGGGTATGCCGGCATTGGCTACTACGCCGGCAGCGCGGTCACCGGTCGAGATGCAATGAACGCGATCCTCCCCAGCTACGGCGCGGGTTGCTACCAGGATCCGAGCGGGCCGCTACGATTCACGCGGGTGATTGCGCCGGAGACCTCCGGGGCAGCGCCAGCGTTTGATCTGAGCGAGGCGGACATGGCTGAGGACCTGCTTTGTGTCCCCGATGACGCGCCGAATCTGACCCGCCGGATGGCGTATCGGCCGAACGCCCAGGCGCTGTCGGCATCGGACCTGGTGACAGACGTAGTGGATGTGCCTCAATGGCGCCGCGACGAACTGGTGGGCCTGTTCAGGGCGCAGGTATATGGAGCCGGGGCGCTCCATCCTCACTATCGCAGAGCTGACGCAGCCGACCCGGTCGTGTCGCTGTTCTGGCGCTCGGTGGACGCACAAGCAGAGATCGACCGCGTAGTGGGCATCTACCGCGACCAACGCTTCTTCTATCAGGTCACCGTCCGGGGCGATCAACAGTTGGCCCCGCTTCCGGGACAGATTGGCCGGCTGACTTACAGCCGTTATGGCCTGGCCGACGGTAAGCCGGTGTTGGTGCGGCGCGTGGAGCGCAACCCTGCCACGGGGGACGTGGTGCTTACCCTGTGGGGATGATGACGTGTTGATTGGATATGGCATGCCGGCGGTGGAAACGGTCACCCTCACCGGCGGAACGTGGCTGTCGGCGGACCAGGGCTCGGCGCTCTTTGATGGTAAGCCGGGGCGAGCGTCGCGGATGCGGCGCACCAGCTCGCTGGCGATCACGATCACCCTGGCCGAGGCTGTTGTGCCAGGGATCATCGCGGTTCTCGGCCTCAACATCCCGCCCGGCGTGCAGGTGAGCGCGGCCGGCGCCAGCGGCACCACGGTGCGACTGCCCGACGGGAGTGTCTGCGCATGGCTGTTTCCGCAGGCCGATGCCCAGGTTTCGACCGTGTCCGTCGAGATCGCGACAACCGCGACGAACGTGGACGTGGGCGAGATCGCGATCTTCCGGGCAGTCGAGGTGGGCATCAGCGACGGCTGGGCGGTGGCCACAATCGACACCAGCGTCCACACCCGTACCAAGGGTGCGCAGGTCAACACGGTTGCTGGACGTCTGTACCGCCGGCTGACGTGCACCCTGTCTGGTCGGGCGACGGCTGCCGTGCGCGGCGGTGGACTGGGCGGGACCGATTGGGAGACGGTGGCCGCTGCGATCGCGGGACGCCGGCGATCCTGCGTTGTGCCGCAGTACCGGGACATGGTCAGCAAGGCGTTTGACCCGCTGCTGGCGGCGCGGTCGGCGCTCTACGGCTACTCGACGCAGCTGCCGTCGGCGGAGAACATCAGCCGGCAGTACTTCACCGGATACATGGAATTTGAGGAAATCCCGACGTAGCTGGCATGATCCCGGCAAATACCGGGAGGTTCTATGAGAAACGGAAAGTGGCTGCCACTGCCGCTATTGACCGCAATGGCTGCAAGTTGTTCACAGGCGCAGGATGATGGATCAAGGAAGGCTTTACTTGGCTGCGTGTCTGCCATTCAGGCAGCTTCGTCAAATCCCGCGGCCACCCATGTTCCTTCCGTCAAGGATTTTGGGAGTGGCGGCGAACATTACTTCGCGTGGCCCGTTGGGTCAGGGCTTTCCGTGCCTCAGCGGGATCGCACCCGTGATACCGATTCCGCGTCCTGCATCACTGATGCTGCCGGCGTGGTGACTTCGCTGACCATCAACGGGACCGAAAGACCACTTAGGTAGTCCAATTTTGAGAACCCGAAGCCCGCCCTGTGCGGGCTTTTTTTTTGGGGGAGAGATCATGAGCCTGTATACCCTGACTGTAGACCTGTTGCTGAAGTCAGGTTCCTTCGAGCGCGACAGCGGCAAGGCGGCGCGGATTGTTAAGCGGGATATGGCAACAATTCAATCGGCCATGTCCGACGCAGTCCAGCGAGGAGCTGATCAGGTGGCGTCTGGCTTTCGGCGAGTAGCTTCCGAAGCCATCGGAATGACCTCCGCTCTGGCTACCGCAAAGGCGGTGATCGGGAAGGCGGATGAATGGACGAACCTGAACAACAGGCTTCGGCTTGTGACAAAGGACCAAGTCGCGTTCGTTGCCGCGCAGCAAGACGTGATTCAGATCGCCAAGGCGACGCGTCAACCGCTGGGCGCCACCGCTGAGCTGTATCAGCGTATCGCAATGAATCAAGATGCCTTGGGGCTTTCGGGGACCGGTCTGGCACGTGTGGTCGAGACCATCAGTAAGAGCATGGTAATCAGCGGCAGTAGCGCAGCTGCAGCCGAAGGTGCACTGATTCAGTTGGGCCAAGCATTCGCGTCGGGCACGTTGAGAGGCGAAGAGCTGAATTCAGTGCTTGAGGGCGCCCCAGCCCTTGCTCAAGCCATCGCCAAGGGGCTGAATGTCCCGATTGGCAAACTGCGCGAACTGGGTCAGGCCGGTCAGTTGAGCGCCGACCAGGTGGTGAAAGCTCTTCAGAATCAAGCAGCCGCGGTCGACGATGACTTCGGCAAGATGGCTGCGACGGTCGGGCAGTCGATGACCCTGCTCAACACCAACCTGTCGGAAATGGTTGGTCGCGCTGGCGAGGCCACGGGGGCGTCGCAATCACTCGCCGCAGCAATCGGTCTTGTTGGCAACAACCTCCAGGCCATTGCCGTCGCAAGCGCTGCATTCGCGTCCGGGCCATTGCTCAAGAGCCTGATGTCGCGCGTGGCGGCTGCAAACGCAGGCGTCGCCGCCGACAGAGCAGCCGCAGCGCAGAACGTAGCAGCTGCTCAGCAGCTCGAACTGCGCACCCGTGCTGCCATGCTTGATGCCCAGGCAGAAGTCCGCCGCGCGGCGGCAATTGGTGGAAGTGTATCTGTAAGCTCCAAGGCTGCTGCTGCGACGTTGGAACACCGGCAGGCCACACTGCTTTTGGCTCAGGCGCAAACGCAGGCTGCAGCGGCCAACGCTGGTTGGCTTGCGCGTGCTGGATCAGCGACGCTTGCCATGCTGGGAGGTCCAGCGGGCATTGTGACCATGCTGGCCACTGCCGCTGCTGGCTGGTTGATCTTCCGCGACAACACGAAGATTGCGTCGGCTGCGCTGATCGATTTTGGTGGTGCGGCTGACACTGCCATCGAGAAGTTCAAGACCCTCAACGCCCAGATGCAGGCCGGCGAGATCCTTCGACTGCAGAAGGAGATCGACGAGAACTACCGGACCATCACCAGCTCGATTACGGAGATGGTCGCTGCGGCGACTAACTTTGCCACCGCGAGCCAGGCATCAGAGTTCATCCAGGAAACGCAGCGGCTGGATGCCGCCTTTAAGGCCGGCAAGATTGGCGCCGATGAGTTCTCCAATGGTCTGGAGGCGGCATGGCGAGCAATGATCGCTGGCTCGCCAGCTGCTGCCACCGTGGCCAAGAGCCTCACGGAAGAGACCGCTGCCGCGGCGACTGCTGGCAGGGAGGTCGATCGTAAGCGTGCGATCCTCGACGCCTTCACGGGCAGCAGTAGCCAGGCGAAGAGCGCAACCGACGCCCTGTCGGGTTCGTTCAACGTTCTGGGCGACTCGGCAGGCGCCGCGGGCAAGCGCATCGCGTCGGCAATGCAGTCGCTGCCGGGCCAGCTCGCCCGCGTCGGCAAGAGCGCGGCCGAAGTCGCAAAGCTGGACGTAAATGACTGGTTCAAGGAGGCCCAGGCCAATGGCGTCGACTTTTCTAAGCGCGACGACCCGAAGGTCAAGCAGTACATCGAGCAGGGCGCACAGTACATCCGGCTCCAGACCGAGCTGGCTGCCGCGCAGAAGAACTTCACGGAGTCGCGCAAGGCTTCGGCAGCCGCTGAGCGTGCTGGCGCCAAGGATCGCAAGGCGGACGCGGAGGCGATCAAGCGCTACAACGAGCAGGCGGCAATGGCGGCTGCGACGATGGCCGGTCCGCTGGCAGAGGCCACCGAGCACCAGAAGCAGCTGGAGGACAAACTGAAGGAAGCGCTGAAGGAGGGGCGCATCGAGCGGGCCGCATACAACACGCTGGTCCTGGAGTCGCAGAAGGCGTTGGAACAGTCCGGCGCGGAGATCAAGAAGGCCCTCGCCAGCCCTGAGGCACTTCTTGCGACGATGGATGCCGAGGTCGCCATGCTCGGCAAGGTCGGCCGAGCGCGCGAGCTGTCGCGGCGCGAGATGATGAACGAGCGGGACATGCGGCAGGAGCTGCAGAAGGCGGTGGAGGCCGCCGGCGGCAAGGAGGCCCTGGCGTTGTCCAAGGGGGCAGCGAGCTACGCGCAGTACGAGCAGTCCATGCTGGATGCCGCCCGAGCATCGGCCGATCTATCGCTGCGCGTGGAGGAGGCTGCTGCCAACGTTGAGGCGTGGGCCGGCGTGGTCGTCAACGGTGTGGGCGATGCCGCCGACGCCATGGCTGACTTCGTTGCTGGCGGCATGCGTGACTTCGACAACCTGTGGGACGACCTGAAGGATGCCGCCAAGCGCGGGCTGCGTGACCTGGCGCGGGAGTTCCTGCAGCAGAAGATCGTGATCCCGATCCAGACGCAGATCCTCAACGGGATGAACGGCCAGGGCGGTGGCCTGAGTCTCCAGAGCATCATGGGGCTGTTCGGTGGCAACGGCGCCGCCGGCGGCGGTCAGAACCTGGGGACCATCGCCGGGCTGCTGTCCAAGGGCCAAGGGCTGTTCAGTGCTGGCGCAAGTGCGGCGAGCAGCGGTGCCAGCGCCGGCAGTCTGCTGGGCTTCGGTAATAACGTTGCCGCTCTCACCGGTGGCGGCGCAGCCGCAGCGGGTGGTTCTTCCGCTGCTGCTGGTGCCGGTGCGGCTGGATCCGCTGCTGCAGCGGTCCCGATCATCGGCTGGATCGTGGCCGGCATGATGAAGAACGCCGAGCTGTTCGATCAGGGCTGGAACATCGCCAACGGGGAGAGCTGGGCCGGCAAGATTGCCACCGCCGGCGCGGTGGGCCTTGCCGACAAGACGTTCCGCGGGCTGGGATTCAACGACAAGGTCGCATCGATCCTGTCCGGGTCGAGCATCCACGCCAAGCTGTTCGGCCGCGGCGCGCCGAAGATCACCGGCCAGGGCCTGACCGGCTCATATGGGTTCGGTGGCTTCGACGGCCAGACCTACGCCGATATCAAGCAGAAGGGCGGCTTCTTCCGGTCCGACAAGAAGTGGACGCAGTACGGGGCGGTGGATCCCGGTATCGATCGCACGTTCGACATGGCGGCTCGCCAGGTGCGCGGCGCCGCCACTGACCTTGCAAAGCAGCTGGGTGTAGATCTCTCCGGGCAACTGGCCGGGGTGAAGGTATCGCTGGGCAAGATGCAGTTGTCTGCGGATTCGGCTGAGGCCAAGGCGCAGCTGGAGGCGTACCTTGCCGACATGACGGACCGCCTGTTCACCGAGGCGGTGAAGGCTGCAGGCTTCGGAGGCCAGCTGGATGGCTACTTCGAGGCGTCGGATGTGTTCAACGCGCTGAGTGCGTCGATTGCACTGGCGGTGGGCAATGCTGACGAGCTGGGCCGCGCCCTCAACGGGATGGAGGTCGACAAGGTCAACAAGGCGGTGGATTACTTCCAGGACCTGGCCAGCGTCGCCGGCACGGACCTGGCCACCCAGGTCGAGAAGGTGACCGGGTTGCTCGGGAACTACGCCTCGCTGATGGCGGACGTTTCCACGCAGCTCATGACCGGCGACCTGTCCAGCTACCAGCAGCAGGCCCTGAGCATCGAGCGGACCTACCGGCAGCAGGTGAAGTCGGCCAACGACTACGCCAAGGCCCTGGGCTTGTCCGGTGCACGTGCCGAGGATCTGGCCAAGATCGAAGCGCTGCGCGCGATGAACATGGGCAAGCTGCAGGCACAGATCGACAAGGACAAGAAGGCCATGCAGTACGGCCTGTCGATCAGCGACCTGTCTCCGCTGACGGACCAGGAGAAGCTGGGCGAGGCGATGAAGGAGCTGCAGCGGGCGGTGGCCGGTGGGGACACCAGCGCTGCGCAGGCTGCGGCCCAGGCGGCCCTAGGCTTCGGTCGGAACCTCTACGCCAGTGGCAAGGACTACAACGGGCTGTACAACCAGGTGACCGGGCTCATCGACGGCATGAAGGTGGGCAACCTCGACAAGGATGACGGCACGAGCATGGGCCAACTGGCGGACGCTATCGAGGCCCTGCCGGACAACTTCAGCCGTGCGGTGTTCGACCTGGTGGTGGACAACAAGGCTCAGGCGGAGACGACGGCAGCAGTACGGGAAACCAATGCACTTCTGACCGATGCCCGCTCACTGCTGCAGGATCTGGTCTCCGTGACGACGCAAGGGGTGCGCACCAGCACCAGCTCGGCCATTCGCGCGGCTCTCAACGCAAGGTAAGTCACATGCAAGCAAGGAAAATAACCCTGATCGAGATCGGGGCAGGGCCGCTGCCATCGGTGACCCCTGTTCCGCTGCGGGAATCCTCTTGGTTCCCGATCGCGTACGTGTCCCCGGACGTGCCACCGGTGGAGGGTGTGGTGCCCAATCCGGTTGCCGATGGTGTGCTCATCGAGTGGGACGCCGTAGACCAGGAGGGGGTGATCTACATCATTGAGCGCGGACCAACAGCGCAGGGGCCGTGGACGGAGATCGCCCGGGTAGTTGAAACCCGCTATCTCTACAGCGATGGCAGTGGGCAGGAATGGTGGTTCAAGATCACCGCCAGCGTGCGCGGCAAGGCGGGAGAGGGTTCGATCATTCCGGTGAAGCCACCGCCGACGGCGCAGGAGATCATCGGCCTGATCGAAGAGCAAAACCGGCTCGGTCAAGAGATGGCAGCGGGGTTTGCCGAGCAGGCACAGCAGATCGCCAACCTGGACGCTGCCTTGAATGCGGCTGTCTATGACCCTGAGATGGCATACAACCCGGGAGCGGTCGTTAAGTGGGAAGGCGGGCTGTACTACGCACTCGTGGAAACGAAAGGGAATTTGCCATCGGATGCGGCCTTCTGGAAGAAGATCGGCGACTACAGCTCGTTGGCGGAGGCGGTAGGGGCTCAAGGCTTGCAGCTGACAAATCACAGCGTTCGCATCGAGCAGACGGAGAATGGCCTGGCGGTCATCTCCGAGCGCGTTGATGGTGTGGCAACGGCGCTGGATCAAAAGGCAGACGCGGCTGCATTGAACGCCCTATCAAGCCGGATGAGCGAGAGTGAAGATTCCATCCAAGCCAACGCCGAGGCAATCTCCGCCGCCAACGCGGCGATTGCAGGAAAGGCGGACACGTCCGCAGTGACGGCACTGTCCACCACGGTGCAACAGCAGGGCGAGAGCATCGCGGCGAACGCATCGGCGCTGACCAGCGTACGGTCTGAGCTGGGCGGCAGCGGAAACCTTGCATTCAACACGGGATTTGAGTGGGATGCGGGTGGATGGGACTGGATCTGGAATCCGGCTGGCTTCCAGGTGATGCGCAGGGATTGGTGGTCTGCGGACTGGTTCCCTGTTGGGGGGCATACGATTGGCTCAGCCGCCAATGGTGGGGCCGCGAGCTACAACATCCTGCGCAATGGAGCCAACGTGTCCTGCAAGCCTGGGGAGAGGTTCTGCGCCTCGACCAAGTTCCTGGCACATCGATGCGATATCGCCTTCGGCATGATCTTCTACGATGCCGATGGCATTCAGATCGGAGAGCCGCAGGCGGCAGCGTCCGCACGCAATCCGCAGGGTGGTTCGGTGTACGCCAACTATGCCACCTCTACGCGATTCGCCACTGCGCCTGCCGGTGCCGCATCTGTGCGCCCTGTGCTGTTCGTTTGGACCACGATCGAAACCAGCTGCAACTTCTGGCTGCTTGAGCCGCTCTTTGCTCGCGTGACGGCGCAGCAGACGGTGCCGCCTCCCTACCAGCTCGGCGTTCGCGGCATGGACTACAAATATGCTTCGGTCACCCAAGCGATTGAGGCACGAACCACGATCAATGAGAACGGGATCGCCGAGTACCGAGCCAGCTGGACCATGTCGCTTGACGCCAATGGTCGGGTGGCCGGTATACGTTCGGTGAACAACGGCACGACGAGCACGATTGATTTTCTGTTCGACAAGGTGCGATTCGTGTCCCCTGGCAACGGCCGGCGTATGGAATACAGCGATGGGCACTTCACCGGATACGACGAGAACAACAAGCGGCGCATCCGTCTTGGAACATGGAGCAGCTGATGCCTACGGGACTGCAATGCTGGGACGAGTTCGGCAACATCACCGTTGACCTGACTAGCCGAATGACCCGGCTTCTTGGGGTTGTGAATCAGAGCGTCGGTGGATCGCTTCAAGAGCCTGCGCTCTCGCAGGGAATCCCATTCGTGCTACCGATCCTTGACCAGAACGGCCTCATGTATCCGGCCGATATCACGGTGCCGACTATCAGCGGTACAAGCGTTAGTTGGACCACACCTGCGAACTTCTACTTTGGGACGTACTGATGCCTGCCGGGTTCCAGTTCATCAACAACAATGACAACGTCATCATTGACGAAAATTTCTTCAACTACGCCTTCATTTCGAAGCACACGCTGACCTTCCAGACTGCAGCAGGGCCGGTCACAGGAGGCTTCGGCAACCAAGCCTTCCTGACTGTTCCCGGCGACAGACCTTTGGTAGCCGCTCGCTGCACCAAGCCCTTCACGGTGAGTCGTGCTCGCCAGGTGAGCGGGGGTTGGGAGTTCGGCTGGATCAGCGTGCATGGAGGCGGTGCTGCAGTCGGCGACACGATTGAGGTATTCGTGTTTGACCGACCTCCCGTCCGGTCCGGCCCGGGCTTCGGATTGCAGGTGTTCGACGCCCAGGAACGCGTTGTTTTCGACTCGCAGAACCGGTACATGCGCGTGGTGGATGCTCGCACCTTGGTGGGCTCTACGCCGTCCGCAGACGTGAACTTAGGTCCAGGCACCTACGCGCAGATCATCACGGTGCCGGGCTTTCGCTGGACCGGCGTGCAAGCCTCGCCGACAGCGGATTGGCAGTGGGTTTGCTTCGCGGGACTGCTCACATCAAATGGCAGCGGCTACACAGTCGCGCAGGGTACGACTGGCGAGGGAACGTACGCGTTCTTCGGCAATCCAGCGCCACGGGCGATCAGCAGTCAGATGCACATCATGACCGTAAACGTGGCGGGGTACTAACGTGGAGACCAGCATGGCATTGATAAACGAGAGCGCAGCCTTCGGAACTAGGGTGGAAGCAATCGCCCCCCGCATAGGCATCGACTGGAACCCGTACACCAACGATGGCCCGGTTACCTTCCATTTCGAGAAGTTGACCACTCAGGCAGATGGGACGGTGTTGGAGCGCACCTTTCTGGGTGTCCTCCCCGCAAAGATCAGTGACCTTTTGGCAAAGATCTACGTCATCACCAACCCGGTGACCGGCGAAGAGAGCATCGAGCCAGGTTGGAAGCTGATGGCGATGATCAAGGCGGCGACAGACGCCACCTATCTTGAGAGCCTACAGCCATCATAAGGCGTGGTCGCGCAGCATACCTTAGGACGGCCATGGCCATCTTAGATATGAACGGCTATTGAGACAGGGGAGCGGTATTGGCGTGAGACTGTGGGGCTTTGCCAGATGGTGGATCCGAGCATTGTGGAGGATACTCAAACCGACTATAAGCAAGAGGATCGACCGTTGAGCGCTTCCATGCTTCCGAGAATTGTCGGTTTCGATGTGCCGCAGCTACATGAGCGCGTTGATTCCTCTACTGATGAGGCCATCATTGCGTTGTTGGATCTTGCGCCGGGTGCCCGCTGGACTGAACTCTTCGTGAGGAAGTGCGAGGCCCTTGCATGTCAGCTCTCCTTGGCAGAAGTCCGGGTTGAAGGCTCCCGTATCTATTTTTACGGATCAATCAGCGACTCAAGAGCGCTCGCCGATGCGGTCATGTCCATCGTTCACGTGCTGAATGATCAGCTCATGCGAGAAGGGAACGACGCAGTCTCGCGTGAAGAAAACTCCTAGGAGCAAGAGAGGCGTGACCAGCATTGACCTGCGATTTCCGCTGCGCCAGGGTGACCACGGAGACTGGATCGGGCCGCAAGTCTGCCCTCGAGGGCGTCCAGCCATTCTGCGCGTGTTCCGTGCGGGTCTCTGATGTAGATGTCACATGCGAGCCGGATGACCGGGTCAACTTCATGGCGGAAGCTAATGGCGGGTAGCGCACCAGAGTTGAATGCCAATCCCCAATGCGTGAGTTCACGTTCGACGTCAACGAAATCCTTGTTCCTCTTGCGTTCCATATTCTTCTCCTTTTAGAGCTGCACTGTACACCCTTGGAGGCGGCGACCTGTTCATGGCGCTTGTTCATACTGGTGCCAATCGGGCACGGCTGCGTAACAGGCTGAGGGCCATTGTGGGTTGGCAGCAGATGGCTGCATCGGAGTGAGAAATGAACAATTCCCCCCAGAACCAGAACGACCGTCCCAATTCGGATGGCGAGAAGAAGCAGCCAGGCCAGCAGGGTCAAGTGGACGGAAACGAGCTTGGCGGTGAAGACCTCGCCGGAAAGCAAGGTCAGCAACAGCAACAGCAGCAGCCGGGAGGCAAGGAGCGTGAGCAGTCGACCCATGGCCAGGACCAAAAGGGCAGTGAGGGTCGCAATAGCCGCCGTTGACGTCTAAGGAGTGGCCGCGCCCAGCGCGGCTCCTTCTGTATCAAAAGGAACGTTGATATGTCGTCCCATGCTCAAGCTGTGAACTTGATGACGAAGATCATGTATCAATCGCGCCCGGCGACCATGACGACGATGGCTCAGTGCCGGACCTGCCAAGGGCAAAGCCCTGGTGGAATGGAGTGTGCGCGGTGTTTGACTGAAAAGTTGGGAAGAGTGATTGCGAATAGAGGCGCTGCTCTTTGCTGGCTTGAGTCGTTCCTGAAAGTTCAGCGAGACGAAGCACACGTGTTCATATGTGCAAAGAGAGTTGATGCGTCAGCCTTGTAGCAGTCGCATTCTGGCCTGACATTGCGCAAGCGTATGCTCGGTACATCTAGGAGCAACGCTATGAATTTCCCGATATGCATCTACGATCGAACGGGTACTGGGCTCCGGCTTCCTTCCGAGTGGTGGATCGATCTGCAGTCAGATCTCCCCGCGCTAGTGAACGGTAGTGAGCGCATAGATCTGCCACGTTCCTCTAAAGATGAGCGCCCTCGCCTGGACCCTGAAGTTCTCAGTGATCTATCCAGACGAATCCGGGGCTCGCAATGGCTAGAGTAGATCCAGCTCAACCGCCAGGCGTGCGTTGGCTTTTCTTCCGACTTCGCAATGGGCAGTCGATCAGCCCGGCTAGGCTAATGTCTGTCTGGTGCGAAGCTACGGAATCAACCGAGTGCGCAGTCCGCCGCGAAATTATTGACGGCGCTGGATACGTATATGCTCTCTATGCGCCGAATGGATTGCGCTCTCCCCGTCGTGTGGAGTTGCGCATGAGGGCACTGCTGGAAGAAGCCGGGTATGCCTTCACGATGGGGAGCTTGGCTGGGAGGCACCCAGCCGACGGCTGAGGTGGAACGCTGACTATGTCACCCGACTTGGCCACGAAGACCGGTCTGGGCAGCATGTGTTGTTGGGTCGTCATGCCTTAGAACGTGGTCGCATTCGACCAAGCGTGCGTTACTGACCGCTTGCCGCTTGCCGCTTGCCGCATCCTGCGCATGCGAGCAGGGTGCCTCCTAGCATGGTCTCCAAGCCAGGTGTTCTGGAATGCGTGATGTGCCGGCAGTGGTTGCAGCGTACGCTGATTGCGTTCACGCGTTCGATATTGCCTTCGTCGCAACGCACCACATCTATATCGAGAACGTAGAAAAGGCCAGTGTCGGGCATTGCTTAGTACCTAGAACTTTCGTGCATGGTGCATGTCGCTGGGCCTGCATCATGTGACGAAGTTCCGAATTCAGCAATACGCGAACCTGACGCGTTCAGGGCGCGTCCGCCACCTCGCGCTGACATGAACCCGTTGCTGGTAGGCTGGTCCCTCGTCAAGGAGGTGTGCCATGCCCATCAGAGCGGTTGTATACGTGAGCGGCGCCGGCGAGGACATTGTCGGCGACAAGCTAGGCCTGTCCAGCGGAAAGCTGGACCAAGTTGTGGACGACGCGGCCCGGTTCAACCGTAACGCTGGAGTTACGGGGGTGCTCCTCTTCGATGGTGAGCGCTTCCTCCAGTATTTGGAGGGGCCAGAGGATGGACTGTCAGTTGCCTATTCCCGCGTGTTGGGTGCAAGTAGCCATAATGGGATCGTAGAGCTGCAGCGGGGCAGGGTGGGCCAGCGTCGCCTGCCGTTCTGGCCGATGAGATGGCTGCCCGTTGAATCGGATGAGCTTGGGCGTGTGGCTCATGCGGACTGGACCCGATTCAATCAGCGGGGCGATCACCAGGCAGCCTATGCGACTGCCATGGATCTGTTGGTCGGGCTGGTGGAGCCGTACGCCATAGCTGTCTAGGCCCCGTCGTTTGGCTCTCCGATTTGCTCGGTCAGAACCGTTAGCGATTGCTGGAAGGCGGCGGCGAAGAGAGCGCCGCCATCGTGTTTGTGCTTCGCCGCGATGCTGGGTAGCAGGCGCAACCAAGTATCGGTCAATTGCTCGGGCGCCGGGTGGGTCAGGACAGATACCCGCAGCGCATACTCCATTGCCTTGAGATAGCCGCGGTGAACCTCGATCGCAACTTCGCAGCAGTGGAGACGGTCCAGCAGTTCGGAGATTTCATCGGTCATTTCGGGTCCTCGATATCGAGTTGATCATCGCGCTCGGGGTCGAACAGCGCCAGGAGTCGTTCGCGACGGCACTGCTCGAGCCAGTGATGCCAGATCTCCATTTCGTCCATCAATCCTGTAGCTCCGCAAGCGGGGCACGTAAGCGTGGTTCCCGTTCGGTCCTTTTGAAAGCCTGTACCCTCAGTCATCGACGACCTGAGCCCACAGTTTTTGCAGGTTGATCGCACCTGCTCCAGGCGGATGATTGCGCCATTTAGCGCAAGCAGAGGCAGGATCGAATGGATCCTGAAAGCGTTGGGAGGGTGCATAGCCGTGCCGCTTGAGGGGCTGGACACGGGAGCAAAGGATTCTGCGCCGGAGAAGAGCCGTGAGACCGTACTGTGCTCGCCCTAAGGTGAACGCTTCATCACAGCGGGCTGAGCGGTGGCGTACCTTCGCAGGATCTGCGACGGCCGGTCGTATCCTTCCGGCCATGTATTCCTCCGCCGGCTTCCGCACCGCCCCAATCCCCTCTGGCTGGGTCCAGACCGGTGAGCGCTGGGCGCTCTGGTACAACGGCCGCGAGACGGCCAGCGTCACGCCCGACGGCGGTCCTGGGGTCCGGCTATGGATGGAAGGCCAGAAGATGTGGCAGGTGAAGGAAGCGCGCGCGGCCAACGTCCGGCAGGCGAAGCGGTACGCCGAGCGCTGGTGCGCGGCCAGGCTCTACCCCGATCTGCCCCTGCGCCAGGCAGTCGCCCGGCTGACCGATAACACACCGATCCAGCCGCCTCCGCCACTGCCCGGCCTGCCGCCGACCCGCGAGCAGCAGCAACAGGCCCGGCGCCTGGCCGAGGCCGGGGCGGTAGAACTGGCGCGGATCAAGGAAGCGCTGGAACGGCGCCGGCCGCCGAAGGAGACTAAGCCCAGGGCAAAGGACCCGATGAAAGCTTGGGTGAGGGCAGGGCAGCGGATGCAGGGGCACTCATAAAAGGTAGCGCCCGGGATAGACCGGGCGCTATGCATCAGAACAGGCTCAGCTGATGCGGATAAGAGCGCCAGTGCTGGCATACGTGTTCCAGGCTTCCGAAACGGATCCTGGTGTATGCGCGCACTCGAACACTCTTCGGCTTGGATGCAATGTGATCCATACCAAAGTCCTCGAGGAGCTTTGGAGGCGATATTTGCCCGTAGCGTCAAACGGGTGTTACAGTTCGTCCGTCTGCAAAAGACAGCTACAGGTGGCAGAGGGACGCCCCCACTGCCATGCCAAGCCCGATAGCGTTGGAGCGCTATTGGGCTTTTTTTATGGCGACCTCAAATCTTGACGCCTACACGTACAAGCTGCAGAATTATAGGCCGCCTGAGTGGCTATAACGTGCAGGAATGGCGGATTAGCACCATCAGAACCCTCCTTCCCGATTTATGCCCTCGGGTGGGGTCAGGTCAGCAGCCTGTGTTGATACGACCTCCGAATCAGTTGCAGCTGATTCGGGGGTTTCTTGTTTGTAGTGCTGCGCAAGATATTTTTTGCCGCGTTCTGTGATTTGCACGTCGCCCGAAGGCGTCACGACGATAAAGCCGTACTGGGTGCGGTATGTCCAAACGAACGTGCTAAGTGCACTTTTCGAAAGGGGGCGGCCAGATTGCACGGCAAAGTCTTCCATTTGACGGCGCGTCCGCGGCTCTGCCAAAAAAGCCAGCATTTTAAGAGCTGCTGATGGAAGCTTGCGGGTCGGATCCTTGTAGATATCGAGCTCAAGCAGTTCGCCGGGCTCAGCAACCTCAGGATCCTGGGGAGACTCAAGAGCCCCAGCCGCACTTGTAGAGGCTTCCGCCGTTTGAACAGATGGAAGCGCCGTAGCATCACTAGCCTCAATGATCGGGCTTCGCGAGCTCAGCATTTTGGCGAGCGCGTCGTCTAGCTCATCGCGAGGGATGAGCGTGCGAAGCACTCTAATCTTCTCTTCACATTCGTGAATTCGCTGCTTAAGAGCCTCGACCTTGGCCTCTTCAGCGGCGATGAGTTGGAGATAGATGTTGTCCATGAAGCGCATTCTGGACAT